CTCTGTTTTATCTTCTTCATCGGTCTTGTTCTCCGATGGTTTCGGACTACCAGTTCCTTGGTATTGTGACTGTTCATCCGCTTTTACATAGTTCAGTGTGCTATACTCCTCATTGCCGTGTTCCGTTCTGGGAACGAAGAGCAGGTCATTGATGGTGTTCGGCACATAAACTGGCAACTTTTGAATAATTGCTGCGATGGTTACTCTGGTCTTCATGCTGGCCGTCTGCAGTCTGTTTGGGTCTATGCGTACCCGGTTGCCGTGCGCTCTTTCAACCTCCGAGAATATCTTGTATGTGAGTTCGGTTTCTATCTTCATGACAAGCGGTTCAAGGCTTGATTCATAGTAGGCCGCCCACTCATCCTCATTAAAGGTCGCAAGCAGTATCTTTTCGTTGATTCCGAGATACTTGTATATCTTCTCTTCGAACAGCTTCACTTCATCTGCGTTGGCATACTTGGCTTGGCTGTTGACTTGGATGATACTGTTAGCAGAGTCGATGTATGCGATTCCTGTTGCTTTCTTTCCGAGATACTGCTCTGCGAAGTATCTTGTCTTTTCCTCCAGCACCTTGTCAGTCATCGGAGTTGTGGTCTGCACGATGAACCTCAAGAAGGCACTTGTCTTGATTGCCTGCTCGATTCCCTCGTAGTTCGTTTGAATGACTCTTAGCACCTGTTCGATTGCCTTGTTGTTATGTCCGAACAGTTCTCCTGCATTGACGTTTCGTGCGAAGTGTGCTATCTGGCTCATCGGCACGATGTAGCATTGCCCGTCCATTGTAAAACGCACATAAAGTTCCTTGTCTTCGCCTTTTCGCACTTCCATCTGGTTTCCGTCCGGGTCGATAGGGTATATACCTTTCAGCGGTGCTTTGAAATCCGACCAGTCAAAGTCAAGATATAAAAACACATTGTTGACCTCGAAGTAGTTCTCCGTGACTTTCTCCCAGAATGTGGGAGCATTCATCAGAGGATTCGGTCTCAACGACAGAAGGTTCGTTATGTACTTTTTGTTGATAGACGGTTCATCGTTCAGATAAACCGTGGGCGTGAACTTTGCGCCATGCCTTGCGTGAGCCTGACAACACGACATGAAGGTATCGTTGAGTGCAGGACTGCATTGCCCACTGAAAAACGGAGCGAACATATCCAGTAGTTTTGCTGATGTTTCCGCTTTCTGCTTTTTCTTTCCCAGTAGGGCGTTTATGATTTTTCCCACGTCGGTCCTCCTTTTCTATTCGTTCAGATAGTAGTCGATGTTTTCACAGAGGCTCACATAGCAGTTCAGTATCGTGGCTACACCGTCTATCTTCTTCTCTCTATTTTCGCCGTTCTTCTTCGGCATATAATTCCCGTTTCTGTCTTCTTCAAGCTGCACATTTGATAGACACCACTTCGTGACCGGGTTGTTCTGGTAGCACAGCACATTCGCTGTCAAGTGCGCCCCCAGTGTCTGCATCGGAATGCTTAAGGTCTGCGCCCCCTGTGCTGTAGGTATCAAACAGTATTTTTCTTGATAGCCCATACTGGCTAACTCTTGGATGAGGTATTGAGCCGAGTATCGGTCATAGTTGATGTATCGGTACATCCAGCCGTGTGTCTTGAAATTGTAAGCCACATAATTTGCGATGTCGTGATAGTCTATCAGTTCTACACCGCTGATTCGCACCAGTCCCCGGTCTATCCACGCTTGCCACGGCACTTTGGAGTTTTTCTTTTTCTGCTCCTCCAGAAACCTTGCGGTTATCCAGTACATTGTGATGGCTATCGGTCTGTGCTTTACCTTGTCGAACAATAGCGTAGTGAAGGCCGTCATATCTCCCGTTCTTGAAAGGTCAAGCCCACCGAGAACGATTGAATTGTCGAACTGTTGCAGTTCTTTTTCGGAGTAGACATCCGTAACATTGAATTGTTCGAAGGTCAACCACGCCTTATTTTCCACGCCGATGATATTGAAGTCTTTCGTCTTCACGGTGTTTGCGAAGTTTGGCTCACCTTTCATCTTCTGAATGTTGGTTCTCAAGAAGTCCCTACTCTTCAGAACATCAAGAGCAGGGTTCGCTTTCACCCACATATCCTCGTTCTCGATTTCGTTTGGGTCATCGAGTTCGTATATCAACGGGAAGAAGCTATCATCTGGGATGACTCCATCCAGCACTTGAACGGCATACTCGTATTTGTCATCGAACAGCCCCTGTCTTACAAACCCCGCCGTGGTTATCATGTTCAGTAGCGGTTCTGGTCTGGTTGACATTGACTGCTGAAGGATATCGTAAATAGCACGAGCCAGTTCGTGTATCTCATCGATGATTGCCCCGGAAGCGTTCAAACCATCAAAGGTCTTGACGTTCTTTGACAAGACCTTGTAGTACGAACTCCGCTTTTTGTTGTATATCATAGGTGAAGGGAACACCTTATATTTCAGCAACTCTGCGAGGTCGGGGCTGTGGTCTATCATGTATTGCGACTCTTCCCACACACGCCTTGCCTGACTTGCTACTGTAGCTGCGACATATATCTCCGCGCCTTTCTTCTCCAGCGTCATGTAGTTTCCGAGAGCAGCGTATTCAGTCGATTTGCCGTTCTTTCTTCCTCTGACATCGAGGACTTCGGTAAACCTACGAGTATTCGCCTCTCGTTTCAGAATGCCGAAGATGCTTTGATATTTCGCTTTTTGGAACAGCATCAGTTTTATGGTCTTGCCGTTCCATTCACCTTTGGAGAGCCTGCAATATTTCTCTGCAAAGGTTATGAATTTCTCCCCACGCTTTTCGTTGAAGTAGTAGAGAGGGTGTTCATCCCGGAGTATCGGCTCGATGATGCCGAGATACAACTGCTTGACTTTGTTGCAGACAACTATTTCTCCGCTTCGTATCTTGTCGATATATTCCTGAACATAATTCACCAGTCATCCTCATCAAAGAGGGCTTCCAGTGAACTTGGCTCGTTCTTCTTGGCTGCATTCATTCCCATTCTTGCCCTCCCCACGGGTGTCAGACATAACTGCTCGGATAAGCTGCAGATGAGTCTGGTTTGCCTTTCCATGATTGAGAAGCATTTGTCCAGCACTCGCTGTGCCTCCGGGTTGCTTGATACGACAGCCGTGTATTTTGTCCATGTCTCTTGCGCCTTTTTGTATATTGCGGTTGCCTCGCAATACATCACAAGCGGTTGTAGGTCTAAGTCGCAGAGTATCTCTGCATCCATAGACCTATAAAGTTTCATGATTCTGCGCCATTCCTTTTTGGCTTCCGCACTGATATGACTGGGAC